CAGGTAGAAAACGGCCTCGTCAACGGTGACTCCTGAGGATCAGATAGAATGGGAGGATGCAGATGAAGTGCTGTCCTGCGGATTGGAAAACCCCGAAGTATGCGAGTCGTGTCAGTAGATGGCGGGAATATAGCAAAGATAATCGGTGCGATTGCTGCTCTTGTTGCTGCTGTCGGCGGTTTTCTGGTAGCCGTTGGGGATTCGGATTCCCAACAGGCTCCTGCTGTTATCATCATTAGAGGTTCTACGTTACCTGAGGATGATCTGACGGATTCTGAGGCTGATAGGGAGTGGGTGTTTAATGAGTCGCTTAGGGGAACTGAGGCAGGAGGCTGAGTGGCGTAGGTGTCAGCGTAGCGAGGTCTATTTTTTGGAGAATTTTTGGTTTATTGCGCATCCTGCGCATGGCCGTATTTTGTTTAAGTTGCGGGGGGCGCAGTCGGAGGCGTTGAGGCGGTGGGATAACAACCGTTATTCGTTGACGTTGAAGGCTCGTCAGATTGGGTGGACGACGTTGGTGTCTGCGCATCAGTTTTGGTTGGCGTTTTTTCACGACGATCAGAATGTGATTGATTTGTCGCGTACGGAGCGGGAGTCGATTCTGTTGTTGCGTAAAACTAAGTATGGGTTTAAGCATTTGCCGATGTGGATGGTTGAGCGGGGTCCGCAGTCGTTGATGGATCATCAGCAACGTATGGGGTTCAGCAACGGTTCTCAGATTACGTCGATGCCTTCGGCATCTGACCCTGCGCGTGGTGAGTCTGCTACGTTGGTGGTTGTGGATGAGTGGGCGTTCCTGCCGAACCCTGAGGAGGCGTGGGCGTCTATTGAGCCTGTTGCCGATGTGGGTGGCCGCATTATTGGGTTGTCTACTGCTAACGGGTCGGGAAACTTTTTTCACCAGTTGTGGGTGGGGGCGTCTACGGGGAACAATCAGTTTGATCCAATGTTTTTTCCGTGGTCTGCTTCCGAGGATAGGGATGAGTCTTGGTATGAAGGTAAGAAGAGTTCGATGTTGCCGTGGCAACTCGCGCAGGAGTATCCGACGAGTGCCGAGGATGCATTTGTTAAGTCTGGTAATCCTGTATTTGATATTGACGTTCTTAATGATATGCGTGTGCATGTTCGACAGGGTGTGGACGGCTATCTCCATGAAACGTCCAAAAACGTTTTGGAGTTCCGATGTTGACGGTGTGGGAGGAGCCTGAGCGTTGGTCGGGGTATGTTTTGGGTGTCGATACTGCTGAGGGGTTGGGGCATGGCGACTATTCGTGTATTCAGGTTATTGACGCGAAGAAGGGGGAGCAGGTCGCTATTTGGCATGGACGTATCCCGCCTGATGAGTTGGCTACTGAGGTGTACCGTTTGGGTTTGTGGTACGGGAACGCTCTTTGCTGTGTTGAGGCCAACAATCATGGTTTGACGACGATTACGGTGTTGCGTCAGTTGGGGTATCCGAACCTGTATCGTCGTCGGGCGTTGAATACGTCTTCTCAACGTATTTCGCAGGAGTACGGGTGGAAGACGACACGTACGTCGAAGCCGTTGATGATTGATGATTTGGCGAAGGCTTTGAAGAACGATGAACTGATTTTGCATTGTGATTCTACGATTGCGGAGTTGCGTACGTTTGTACGTAATGATCGTGGGTCGATGTCTGGTTCTCCGTATGATGATCGGGTGATGGCGTTGGCGGTGGCGAATCAGATGCGCAAGTTTGCGTATGTGCCTGAGTATGTGCAGCATGTGGATGATACGTGGACGTTTGATTGGTGGATGAAGCAAATCCCGTCAGGGATTGCAACGGATGATACAATCGGTACTTACCTGTCCCGTGGGACAGCATAAGCATTCTTGTAGGACACATTGAACAAAGGAGAGTCCTATGGCAATTGGCCGAATGGCTAAGTACAATGACGTTGGTGCAGGCGCAAAACCCATTTTGGGCAATACGTCGATGCTATCCAACGGTCCCGCCCGACCGGGCGGGTCGCAGAAGGCTACTGTCCGTTCGGGTCAGGACAAGGCTCACCGTGGTGACAAGGCTGCGGGGACTCGTCCGCGCACGACGCCTGAGAACCAGCACGGTAAGACGGGCAAAGTTGAGCCTGCTTCAAAGCAGCCCGACTCTGCTATTCGTTGATTCTGCCTGCTAACGCTTCCTATACAGAGTTTTGCGATTACGTTGTTGGGCAGCGAGGCCCGCTGCCCGACGACGAATTGCAGGACTTGTGGGAGTGGCGTCAAAAATTGCTTGGTTTGACGGTCGTGACTGGACGCGGTTATCGTTCCCAGTTGCCACCTGATGAGCAACATATGACGTTGAAGCAGCGCGAACAGAAGTTACTATCGGAAGCGCGTGCAGCGGGGAAAGACCCTGTGTACGTTGGACAACGTTGGGTATAGGTTATGGCACGAAAGAGCCGTTCAGAGCGTTACGAGAACACTAAGGAACGCTTGGAGATGGCGAAGCGTTGGCGCCACGACGAGGGTTACGAAACCAAGTGGCGTCGCATGATCGACTTGTACCGTGGGAAGACGTACTGGGATGTGGGCGGTATTGGCCTTCCCACTGATCGCATTTCGGTCAATTTGGTGTTTTCTACGATCAATGTGATTGCTCCGTCTGTTGCGGTTAACCATCCGAAGATTACGGTGGTTGCCAACAGGGAAGAAGACGGCGACCGCGCCGTTTTTGTTGAGGCTATCGTCAACTATTTGTGGCGGCATCACGACTATCGTAAGCCGTTCCGCCGCACGGTTAAAGACTTTCTAATTTTGGGCCACGGTTGGATGAAGGTCGGGTGGAAGTTTGTTGAGGAGGAACGTGAACGGTCAGAAGACGAAATAGGGGGAGACTACGCTACTGCGCAGGCAGAGGTAGCCGACTTTGGTTACGAAAATCCTGAGATGGCGGGGGAACTGCCAACAGATCAGGAAATGCAGGATTTGATTCCGTTTACACAAATGGAAATTGTGGAAGATCAGCCGTTCGTGGAACGCATTTCACCGTTCGATATGTTTATCGACCCTGAGGCAACCTGTTTGGATGATGCCAAGTGGATTGCGCAACGGATTGTGCGTCCAATTGAAGAAGTTCGGGGTGATAAACGGTTCCGTAAGGGTGTCCGTCAGAATCTGCAAGCCGATTCGGGCTTGAAGATTCGTTGGGAAAACGACGATGAACGCGACCAGTACTCTGACCTGATTCAACGGGTTACATTGTACGAGTACTACGATCTGGAGGAGGGTTTGATTTCGGTTTGCGCCGACGGTGCAGACGACTACCTGTTGGACCCAACTCCGATGCCGTACAACTTTGGACATCCATTTGTTCTGTTACGCAATTACGACATTCCTGACATGTTCTACCCAATGGGTGATGTGGAGGCCATTGAGTCGCTACAGGAAGAGTTGAACAAGACTCGCACGCAGATGGTCAACCATCGTAAGCGGTACGCACGCAAATATCTGTACCATGAGCGTTCGTTCGGCCCTGAGGGCCGAGAAGCGTTGGAGTCCGACGACGACGGACGGTTCGTACCCGTCGTGGATGAAAACAGGTCATTGGGTGAAGTTGTCGTACCATTGCCGCAGGTGCCTTTGGCACCCGAAATGTATAACCATTCCAGTCTTATCGAAAATGATATTAACACTGTCAGCGGTGTATCTGAATACGCCCGTGGTCAGATGCCTGAGACTCGTCGCACAGCGACGGAAGCGTCGATTATCGCAGATGCAGGCAATGCGCGTGCGTCCGACAAGTTGGCTATGGTAGAAATTTGTATCGGTGAGATTGGTCGTCGCGTTGTCCAGTTGATGCAGCAGTACATGACCCGCGACCAGATGGTTCGTATTACGGGCAAGGACGACCAGCAGTACTATGTTGCCTATACGCGGGATGATATTGTTGGAGAGTTCGACTTTTCGGTTGAGGGTGGTTCGACGCAGCCGTTGAACGAGACTGCTCGTCGGCAACAGGCAATCTCTTTGATGAACGCCCTTGCGCCTTTGGTCGGCACCGTTATTGATCCTGCTGAATTGGCGCGTTACGTTCTACAGTTTGGGTTTGGGGTACAGAACCCTGAAAAGTTTTTGGTACAACAGCAGCCGATGGGACCACCAGAGGGTGCGCCTCCCCCCGAAGGCGGGGTACCCCCACAGGGTATGGCACCCCCACCCATGTCGGGTGGCATGGGTCCAGCACCCATCCCAGATCAGGTGTTTGAGGCCACGGGCGGTGTACCGCCCGAATTGTTGGCCCAGTTGCAGAATCAGATGGGTATAGAACTACCAAATCTGTGATTTGGGACACTACATTCTTTACAATAGGAATAACCGAAAGGATTCCACATGAATAATGAAGAACAACCAACAGGAAATTTGCATACCGTCAAAGTGGACGGGGTAGAACAGCAGGTTTCACTGGATGAACTTCAGAATGGGTACCAGCGTCAGGCGGATTACACCCGTAAAACGCAGGAGTTGGCATCCGAACGCGAGAGATTGGCTCAAGGAGAGGCAATCGTACAAGCATTAGAGGCTGATCCAGTCGGGGCAATCGACGCATTGTCCGACGCTTTTGGGATACGCTTTGAGGGCAACCAAAACACTCAGGTAGCAGAAGAGCCGCTTGAAGATTTGGACCCTGAAGAAGTTCGCTTGCGACGAATTGAAACTTCCATTGAAACTCAAGAACGAGCGGGAAGACAGCAGAATTTGCAGAAGGATTTGCAGACGCTGCGCGACAAGTACGGAACCGACATTAACGAGAGTGAACTATACGCACACGCTCTTCGCAACAACATAGGCAATTTAGATGCCGCTTACACGCACATGACCTACGGGTCAATGCAAGATAGGGCACGAAACGCTGATATTGTGGAAGAGAAGCGGGCTGCGAACGTGGTCGATTCGACTACGGGAGGTTCAACCTCGGATAATGTGGAACGTGCTGTCGGCGCGGTATCTTCGATCCGTGACGCATATCGTCTGGCTTTAGAAGAATCTAACAACTAACCAACTATATTTGAAAGGGGTGACTTAACATGGCAGGAAATGACGACTTTAATCAGATTCTATCAACCACGTTAAAGAACTACATCCCTAAGTTGACGGACAACATCTTCTCTGCCCGACCACTGTTTTACGCGCTGACCAATGGACAGACCATTCGGCGCATCAGTGGTGGTGCAAAGATCGTTGTTCCGATCATCTATGGGACCAACAGCACCGCTGCATCGTATGAAGGATCGGATACTATCGCCACGACTGCTCAGACTGGCATTTCTGCCGCTGAGTACGACTGGAAGCAGTATGCGGTCACTATCACGATCAACGGTATTGAAGAAGGAAAAAACAACGGTGAAGCCGAAATCATTGACTTGCTGGAAGGCAAGATCATGCAGGCTGAGGAAACCGTCATTGAGAACATGAACACCATGTTTTGGGGTGATGGCACGGGTAACAGCAACAAGGACTGGATTGGTCTAGACCTTATTGTTACCAAGCCGAACACAGCCCTCGGTGGGATTGATCCGACTGACTCGGGGAACTCTTGGTGGGCATCGACGGAAACCGACGAAGGCGGCGCTTTGGCACTTGTCACAATGGCAAATACCTACAACACCGTTTCAGTCGGCAACGACCAGCCAACCATCCTGATCGGCACACAGGCTGTATATGAGTCTTACGAGGCTCTCCTTCAGCCGCAGTTGCGGTATTCGGATGCTAACACGGCAGATGCTGGATTCCAGAACCTGCTTTACAAGGGCGCACCCGTCACATTCGACGGTGCTTGTACCTCAGGAGAATTGATGTTCCTGAACACCAAGTACCTGCGTCTTGTGGCTCATTCGGACGTTTGGTTCAAGCCAACACCGTTCGTGCGGCCTACCAATCAGGATGCGCGTTACGCGCAGATTCTGTCTTACGGTAACTTGACTTGCAGCAACCGCGCTCGTCAGGGTTACATGTTTGGCATTACCTGATAACAATTTGTTTGTGGGGGCGGAAGTCCCGCCCCCACAAACTGTCTAGCAGAACGGAAACAAATGGCACGTAACAGCGTCCCTGCACTCGCATACCGATCCAACGCTATCCCAGCAGGATCGGTTGGCGCTCCTCCCGCCATATATGCGATGGGGGCTGCTAAAGGCGCGCGTTTGGTGGCAGGGGTTTCAGAACTCGTTGACGAGTGGGAACCCCCTCAGCCCACACTCTGTTCTGCTACGACCCGCAGCGGGGCCGCGTGTAAAGCGCGCCCCGTTGCTGGGTCTATTCTTTGTGCTTCACATACGCGACAGGCGGCAAAGGCGGCACTGTAATGGCGATGACTATTAAACAGATGCGGGATCAAATCCGTTCTGTTATTGACATCGACTCAACCGATGTAAGCGACACAGTGCTTGATGTCATGTTGGGGCAGGGCTTCGACACTATCGTTTTCAGCGAGAAGCGTTGGCCGTTCTTTGAAACCACAACGACCTTTACCACTACATCTGGAACAAAGGACTATACACTTGCCGTCATCGGAGCGTCAGTCACTCAGGGGCTGCGAGAGATAGCGGCGATCCGCACCGACGATCACGTACTGGCGTACGTTGGAAGAGATGCGGCAGAATTCAATCATCCGCTGGATGTAGCCTCTTCGGGCGAACCGTGGGAATACAGCGTCTGGAACGATACTGTACGGTTCTACCCAACTCCCAACAGCGACACTCTCACGGTCACTGTACGCGCTATCCGTAACCCGACCACCTTCGGGGTCGGGACGGACGACGGCACAGAACCTGATCTACCTGACCCTTTCCATCCTATTCTCGCTACCTACGGGTTGGCGAAGGCATATTTGCAGCAGGAAGACCCGTTGATGGCGAGTCAGTACATGCAGCAGTTCCAGACCGAACTAGACAACGTGGCACGCAGGTATGCTGATACACCTGCACCACAACCGATGGTGGCTAACTCCCGCACGAATACCCGCTATTTGGCTGGGTATGGGGCGTTGCGGTATGCAAACACAGGTGGGATTGTTTGGTAACTCGTTATGGCTAAACGCGACTTCAGGTTGGCGACATTAGAATCATTTGCGGGTGGCCTGAATTTGCGGGCAGATCAGTTCGACCTTGCCGAAAACGAATCCCCCGACATGATGAATGTCAGTGTCGATCCCCGTGGCGGGGTTGCCATGCGAAGCGGCATCGACCGACGTAACTCTACGGCTTTGAGTGCTGATGTAAAGGGCATTTGGGGCTTCCACACTGACGGTGCCACAAATCAGTTGATGGTCAACTACGGTACCGCCGTTGCCCACTCTGCGACTGGCGACTTTACCGCCTTGACGAACATCACCGCGCGAACCAACGGTTCGCGCGTATACGGGGTCACATTCAACAACGTCGCATACGGTGTCTCATACGACAAGGTATCGTTCAAGTGGGACGGTTCCACAGACGCCGATTTAGGAACTACGATTAACGGTTCGGCAGGGAATATGCCGAAGGCGCAGCATATTGCGGCATGGAACAACTTTGTTTGGGTTGGCAATATTGAAGGCGAAAAGTTTCGTTTACGTTGGTCGAACCTGAACGACGCCGAAAAATGGTCGGCATCCGACTATGTGGACATCAACAAGGGCGAACATGGTGACTACATTACGGGACTGGTCGCCCACGGCGACCGTCTGATCGTCTGCAAGAATGACAGCACATACGCTGTCTTTGGGTTCGATTCCGACTCCTTCCAAGTAGTCACACTGTCAAACACTGTAGGCTCCATTGCCCTTTCCAGCCCTGTGTCCACCCCGTACGGGGTGTTCATGTGGCACGGGCATTCGGGTGTCTACTTGTATGACGGAGAACGGTTCCATTGGGTGTTCAACAAGTTACAGCCCGCCATTGACGACGGACGTATCTCGTTTACAAATCCGCCTCAGTTGGCATGGGCCAACAACCGCCTCTACGTGTCGATTGACTGGACTGCCAGTGGTGCTGCTACGGTACGACGCACACTGGTATATGATCCGTCGTTGGGTGAGGGTGGTGCGTGGACGACGACAGATATTGATGCGGGGCCGCTGTATGCGTATCGGCCTCCGAACTATACTCCGATTGCAGTTGGTGGCTGTGTTACAAACACAGGCAGCGTTATTCAGATGGATGCAGATGATACACGGACCACAGACCGCTACCTTGGCTCCACAGAAGCCCACATTGAGTCCCACTTTACAACTACGTGGGTAACGACAAAGAACCCGATTGTGCAGAAACGGTGGGGTAAAGCCCGCATGGTTACATTGGCTAAATCAGCCATCACGTTGGGTATAAGCGTCTATCGTGACTTTGACAAGGCACAGGCGTATAAGACATTCGACGTTGTGGTCGCGGGCCGCGACTCAACGTCCGTATGGAACACCGCTGAGTGGAATGACAACGAAGTAGGTTCAGCAACTTTAGCGTTGTGGGCCGCTGACGCAGAGGCAATTGTGACTGATGTTAAGCGTTTGCCGACAATCGGGACAGCGCAGGCAGTAAGTATGCGGATTGACGGTCCAAAATTGACAAACCATACGTGGGAAGTAAACGCTTTAGCGTTTACATACCTCCCACGCCGACTAAGGTAGATAAATGGCAGTATTAGGAGTAACAACCGTATTCTCGTCAGGCACCGCAATCGTTGCCTCGCAGATGAATACCAACTTTGACGACATCGAAGCATTCGTCAACACCACGCCCGGTCTGTTACAACTCACGGGCGGGACGATCACTGGTGCTGTTCAGTTGAACAACACTTTGACGTTGGGGTCGTCGGGTGCTGGACATGATGTCGTCCTGTGGGGTGACACCACGGGTGACTATTTCTGGTATGACGCTGATACTAACAAGTTGGTTCTTGAGGGTACGAATGGTGCGACGGTGTTGGATGTTACTGATGGCAATGTTGTTATCGGTGATGGCACCCTGACGGTGGGTTCTGATGGTGCGGGTGAGGATGTTACTTTCTATTCTGATACCGCAGGTGACCATTTTGTGTGGGATTCGTCCGCTGAGAAATTGACGATTACTGGTACTGCCGCCGCGACTGCGTTGGATATTGCAGATGGTAACGTCACAATCGCTGACGATCTTGACGTTGACGGCACTACGAACCTTGACGCTGTATGTATTGACGGGAGTGTCGATCTGGACGGCGAGATGGTCGTGGGGGCGAACACCGACGGCTACGACGTTCAGTTCTTCGGAAACGCCGACGGCTCATATCTGCTCTGGGACGAGTCGGCTGACCAGTTGCACGCCTATGGCTCGCTGATCGTCGCAGGCAACACGACCGACGCTGTGGACATGGGCCTCGTCGGCGGCGTGGCGACCATCCGTGGGATCAACGTCGGGGCGAACGCCTACAACGACCTTGACATTCGTTGCGGTTCGACCACCCAGTTGTACCTAGACACCGCTGGCACCGTCGGCGTCGGCATTGCCACACCTGACAATCTGCTCCACGTTTGGGAAGCGTCGGCTGGGTCGGTCGCCGCTCACGCCGACGCTCAGGTCACCATTGAGAACAGTGGTACCGCTGGACTCCAATTCCTGTCGAACTCGGCAGAGGAGAATCGGATCATCTTCGGTGACGCTGCCGACAACGACATCGGCGGCATCACCTACGACCACAACGACAACACGATGAACTTCTACGCGAGTGCGGGGAAGGCCGCCCGCTTCTTGCACAATTCGGGGGGTGGTCGCCTCGTTGTGTATGGCGGTGCTTCGAGTGCTGCCGAAGGCGGCGAGATAGAACTTGATGGCGGGACTTCCTATTCGGCAGACTTCTTCTTCGACCGCTACGGCGATGACATTCGCTGGTTGTGGGGTGGCGTGACAAAGTTCCAGATTGCATCAGACGGTGATCTCACGAACACAAATAACTCCTACGGTGCGATTTCGGATGAACGGGTCAAGACTGACATTGAACCCGCCCGCGACTACCTCGCTGACCTGCTGAACCTAGAGGTCGTCAACTTCGTCATCGACAAGCAGTTCGTCGCAACGTCAGACACCGAAGGCACCTTTGAGGCACTTGACGAGCCAAGCATCAAACAACTCGGAATGGTTGCCCAGCAGGTTGAACAGCACATAGCGGGACTCGTCAAAGAGGACAGGTTCGGCGTCAAATCTATGAAGTCGTCGGTGCTGGTGCCAATGCTTCTTCAGGCCGTCCAGACACTCACTGCTCGCATCGTAGCCCTTGAAGCAGCGTAATGGGTATCGAATGGGTCGGAGCAATCGGCGCAACAGCAACAGCGTCGATCACGGGCCTGTTCGGAGTGTTGATAGCGAGACTACGTAAAGAAAACACGGAACAACATGCAGCGAACCAAGCGAAACTGGAAGCAATAGGAACTGATGTGATTGAAGTGAAAGGCGATGTACGCGAAGTACGGTCGTCGCAGCAGCGCCACTTGGAGTGGCACGCGGAGGTGGCATAATGCCTACCTACACTCCAACACACCGTTTCGTAGGCGCTAATGCTCGTTCGATTGAGTACGAGTTGCGAAAGATTTCGCAAAACATTTCAGGCGATATTACAGGGGTTACGGCAGGCGTTGGCCTGTCAGGTGGTGGAACGTCTGGTACAGTAACGTTAACTCTGGATGTGTCGGAATTGTCGGCGCTGGGTACAGACGCAGCGTTGACTGATTACGTCATCATTCAGGATGTGACAGATAATTCATCAAAGAAAGTGCTGGTAACAAACTTGCCAGCCGTTTGGAGTTAAACATGGAAACACAAATTGGTATCGAAGATGTTCTGCGGAACCTGTCGGAGCGTGGACAGTTGGAATGGGAACTCGCTGTGAAGCGGGCCGAAAACGCTGTATTACAGGAGCAGTTGGCAGGCATGAACGGTGCATCAGTAGAAGAGGATTTAATTGTCCCTTAGAAACCGATCTTCAGATTTTGGGGTTGCCCAGAGCGACCAGTCGTTGACGGTTTCGTCAACGGCTGTCGCCTTGACGATCCCGTCAGGAACTTATTCTGCCCTGTTGACCAACGGGGCCGAGGCTGTGCGCCTACGGTGGGGTACACCCACCGCGAGCGTGGGGCACTACATAGCACCATATACGAGCATTGAGTTGTTTACCGACATGAATGATGTGAAGTTGATTCGGGTCGGTTCGTCCGATTCGGTTGTATTCGCTACCTATTACGGACCTTCATAATGAGAAACCAGCGAACTTCTGAACAGTCAGCAGCGTTCACAGGCGACATTGAGGGCATCGTTACGGCTGCTACGAGTGGCTTGAATGGTGGGGCTACAACGGGTACGGCTACTTTGGTGGTGGATGCGAGTCGGTTGACTGCGTTGGGTGCGGAGGCTGTGTTGACGGATTACGTAATTTTGTACGATACGGATGCGGCTGCTACGAAGAAGGTTTTGGTTAGCAATATTCCGATTACTTGGGGTTAATTAGTTATGGCTTATGGTGACTTTACAGCGCGCGCTGGCGGTATCGGCAAGCGTGTAACCAATTACGGTTACGGCTTTGACGATATTTCGCGTGCCCGTGAAGGGTTGCAGCGTCAGAACGCATTCGGGAAATTCAATGTAAACAAGCAGGCACAAAATGCTGCACGCGCTCTTGGAGGTCAGTTCAATCGTCGTGGGATGGTTGACTCTGGTTTGCATCGTCGCGGCGCTGAACGTGGTGCAGCGAAGGCAGAGTTGGCGCGGTATGGTGTGGCGGCGCAGTCAGAGGAAGCAGGACGCCAACTAGACCGTCAGCGTCAGCAAATAGAGGAACAGTTCTATGGTGGCACAATGTCAGATCAGATCGCTAACGCGCTCCGTCGATTCGGTGTGGTGCAAAGTATGCAAGGGGTGATCTGATGGGTGGCGGCGGCATAGATTTCAGGGCAATTCTAAAAAGCAAGGTTCCGAATCTTGCCCGTTTGGATCAGCCTTCGTTTGAAAGGATTTATCAGAACTTTTCTGAGAGTGTCGGCAAGTTTGGTCTTGGCGACGTAGAATCGTATTACAAGACTGCGGGTACTTCGGGGGATCAGCAACTTCAAGCGATGCAGGAACGTGTTGCGCAGCAGGCGGCTGCTGCTCAACCGAATCAACCTCCTCCCAGTGTTTCCCAAGCCGCTACTAGCCCTGAGGCACAACGTACAGGATTGGGCAGTGGCACAACTGTAAACGTCTTCAGTCCTGAGGCGGCACGCGCTCAGGGAGCGCAGGTACCTGCCTTTAGCCCTGAGTTGGCTCGCGCTCCTAGTACCCCTGTTGGGATGGACTTGTACACTAACCCTGAAGCGGGACGTACCGATCTGGGTGCTGGTACAACAGGGCCACCGTCGATTCGACAGAATGTTACTGATACTGCTGACCAAAACATGTTGGCTATGGCCGAACAGGCAGGCGCAGGAACGGTTCCTCCATCAATCCGACAGAATGTTACTAACACCGCAGATCAAAACATGTTGAATCAGGCTGAACAATTGGGTGGAGGAACGGCTGGATCCCCCATGATTGCTGGGCCACCAGCCCAGCCTCCCCAAAACACTGTTGACCAAAACGCTGTTGACAATTACTTGAGGTCACTGGCAGAAAAGCAAGCCGCCCAAGCCCAGATGCCTGCCCAACCAAATAGCCCTGAGTTTGTAGATTCAACGTTTACCCCTCTTGGAACTCCGCCCGCTGGCGGTGTACCTCCTGCTGGCGGTGGAGTACCTCCTGCTGGCGGTGGAGTACCCCCTGCTGGCGGCGTACCGCCGACCGCAGGATTTAACGCCCCAACTGATCTGACTGGGCAGATCAACACTGCATATGACACGTTGGCGCAAACTACCCAAGAACAATTTGGTGGCTTGCAGACGCAGGACTTCTCCGACCAGATTCGGGCATTGGTCGAATCAGGTCGTGTAAGTATAAACGAGTTGAACGCACAGCAGTTGGCTACGTTACAACAGAGCGAAGCGCGCCGTATGGGTCAGATCGGTGACATTCAGGGTCAACTCCAAGGCGATCTGGGTCAACAGGAGCAGTACCGTCAAGACATCCAGCAGCAGGTTGCCGCAGATGCGGCTACCCGTGCTGGTCAGATGACTGCCGATCAGGCAGCCCGTATTGAGGCTGCCCGTGGCGCACTGGGCGGTCAGGTTACTTCAGAGTTTGAAGAAGTAGCGGCGCTTACAGGTGGTTTGACGGGTTCGCAGGCGCTGTCTACGACTGCGGGTATGGACCGTTTGGCAACGGTTGCCAATCAGGGTGCGGCGTCGCGTTTGGCGGCGCCTGCCATGTTGGCTGCTGAGGCTCAGATGGCTGTAGGCGACGAGAAGTTCCGTTTGGAGAACCAGTTGGCGCAGTCGTTGTCTGAGGGTATGGCTGAGTTGAACATACAGGAACAGCAGCAGGTGATGCAGGAGGCAATGCGTCAGGAAGAGTTTGGTATGGCACGCGATCAGGCGCTAGCGCAGGCGTTGACCAACATTGCTGGTCAACGGACGGGTGCGACGTTGGGTGAGGCTGGACGTATGGAAGACATTTCGCAGCGTCAGGGTGAGATTACGCAGGCTCAGGCGTATCAGACGGGTGAAACCATTGCGCAACGTGACTGGTCGGCGGGTGAAGCGGCGAAGGGTCGCGCACATTCGACGGAGCAGGCACGGATTCGCGCTGAAGCGGACAATAAGAGGTTCAATGCTTCAATGAAAGAGGAGGTTCGCCAGTTTGATTTGAATTGGCAGCAGGACAAGGCGAATCGGGCTATAGATACTGCACGCATCGCCCAGCAGCATGGTTGGGATATTGATGAAGCCAACCAGCGTCAAGACAATTGGAAGGCAGAGTTTGATCTGGCTGTCGGATCGGCGTCAGGTACTGTGGACCCTGCTGAGATTGATCCCAACAGTTTGTTGGGTCAGATCAACATGTCGTTCCCCGACATTCCTGATACTACGAAGGTGCTTGCTATGCAGTTGTCGAATGAACTTGCATATCCTCCGACGAAGGATTGGAGTACAGGGGAGGTTACTTTCGCTGAACGTGAAGACATGTTGGCGTCGTGGGGGTCGGAAGGCGCTGATCTTATAGGTGGATCAACGTTGGAGCCAGATGTGATCGCACAAATTACGGCGATCTTGGAGATTTCTGACACGTACAACGAAAATGCACGAACCGCAGGGAGGCAGCGACGCCGTGAGGAGGAGCAGTCGCAGGATTTGTATGCCTATAACTAATCCAGCGCATCCGAACTTTCGTAGTCGCGCATCGTCGGCGGTAAATAATATTCAAAGCCAGCGGGTGACCCCGCCGAGTGCAAAACCCATGTCGCATGGGGTTGACCAAACGTGGCTGTCAAGTGTGTTGGGTTTGCCTGAAGTTGATTATTCGCGCCGTTCGATAACGGGTCGTTACTCGCCTATGGGTTCTGACCCGCTTCACTACAAGCCGTCGCCTGCTACGCAGCGGTGGCTTCGTGATAACGAGAATAAGAGGGTTCGGGGCAATGAGTCCATATGGCAGAAACTTGCACCCGCTATGGGGCCATTCAAGTTAGGTTTTAACGCCATACTGAAGGGCAACACTATATCGGCTGTTGCGGGCCGTTGGTTTTTGGATTCCGTAGTAAATAGTCTCTCTAGTCCACTGGGCGAATTGATCGGTTGGTCAAATAACGGTTTCAAAACGGTGCCAATCGCGGCAGGGGGGGACATCCTGCCGACACCTGAGGTTTCTCCAACATCAGCAGCGGCAATGTCGGGTCTGTCGGCAGGCCCAAAGCCTATTAATTATATGGAAAAGTTGAGGGGGATGTACACATGGGGGGAGGTACTGGCTGATTACGACATTTGGCAAAGCAAGGAAGACCTGTGGAAAGCCCAAATAGCGGGCTTTACCTTGGACATAGGACTTGACCCAGTTACATACATGGGGTTGGTCAACAAGGGTGCTGGGCTGATTGCTAAACTTGTCGCTGGTGGCGGCAAGGGAGCCAAACAGGTTACGCGAATGGCGCTGAAGAAGAGTATACGGACTCAGATGGATGATGCGGCTCTTAGTGCTTTTGAGTTGTCGGGTAAGAATCCTTTCGATGAAGAAGTGTTGAGCAGTATTGTAGATGACATTGTTCGTTATGCAAAGAAGGCACCGTCAACGACGGATGAGATTGCCGAGGCATACAAGCGTGGAGTGTACTTCCAAGCAGATGATTTGGGATTGGACAATTGGTTGGTCGTTGACTTGGCAAAGGCCGCAGGAGTTACGGGACCAGCCTTTGACGATGCATTCAAATTCATAATTAAGGCTGATCTCGCAGATGATATTGCGACGATCATCGCAGCGAGCGGTAAGGGCTTCGTTAAGGGTGCCACAAAGATAACGGATGACGAACTACGTATCGCTGCCAAGCATATTGCCGATTCTGGTTTGGATGCCAACTTTCGTGAAGCAGGCCAACAGGGGTACAAGGGGGCATGGTTCAAGGATTTGAAGGAGGCGGAAGAACTCAGTCTTGCCTTCGGGTTTAAGGTTCCGCTGACGGGACCGACGGGTCGTATCTTGCGGTTGCATAATTTGGATCAGCCGTTGGGGGTAAAGTTTTGGGCTGAGAATACACGCGCACCGTTTATCGGTACGTGGGTACGGGGTGTTCCACAGGGCGCCCGAAAACTTATTTTTGGAAGGTCGGGCATGGGGGGTCCGTTGACCCCGTTGGGGTTCCTGCGTCGTGGGGGCCGCTTGGCTGACGTTCGGAAAATAATCCGTGCCGCAGAGAAGGCAGGCGATTACGGAACTGTTCAAAGTTATCGGGAGGTTCTGCATTCTGCTGGTCGTGGAAACGCCCAAAAGCGTTCCACGGAATTGAACCTTGCACGGTATCGCAAAGAGGTAGAAACTACGTTGGGGAAAGACACCCCTGAATGGGCAACGATCAAGGATGACTTGCTTCATGCAGCGGGCGGTGACGAGCAGGCGATACAACGCATCGGTCCTGAGCGTGCCAAAATTGTTCAGGAGTTTATGGAGTTTGTTCTGAATACGGCGAATGCGAGGGCTGGCCGAAACTTTATTAAGAGAACTGACTGGTATCGTCCGCGTCAATTGTCGGAAGAAGCCCGCAAGTACATGTTCGACAAGGGAACAGGTTTAGCCCAAGAACATCACATGCACGACTATGCCCTTGCTGGGTTTGAAAAGCAGCGCAAGTACGTTTCCCATGAACAGTTGCAGGAAATGATTGAGGCTGAAGTCAAGAAGGGTCTTTCACCTGAGGCTGCTCAAAAGGCCGTACGCAAGCGTGGCGCCCAAGACGAATTTATGGGCGAAAGGCTGATGTCGCCTGAAACCCACCCTGACGGGTTGTCTGTTGAGAATCAGATCAACGAGATTCTGGATCGTGCAGGCGTTGGCTACGACTTGTTCAGCAACGACTGGGACACGGTGATGGATTCGTACATCAAACTTGTATCCCACCGCACAGGCGAAGTGTATGCGGAGACACTGTTAACCAAGTCAGGAATCTTCAAAAGACGGTATGTGAACCTGAAGCATATTCCCGATATTGGTATTTCCAATTCGGTCAAGGTTGTACGCGACGCCGAAAAGTCGATGGTGAGGGCTGCTGCCCATGCGGAGGATGTGCTTAATCAAGCCGTTAAGCGTGTCGGGTCGAAACTTGCCAGTCAGCAACAGAACGTTATTGAACGTGAAGCCATTCTGAAACAGGCAGAGGCAACTTACGAGGCGGCTTTGCGTCGGCACGACGAATTGGTGAAGCCTGCCTTGGCAGCGGACGCTGAGGTTGGGGCGATTGACGCACGTATCGCAGAGTTGGACGCTGAGATGGCGAAACTGCAACAGCGCCTAGAGGGTGTAGATATTAGCCAGATGGCCGAACTGGAACAGCGGCGGATTGACATTGTTGCAGAGATGAACAATTTGCTTTCAAAGACTCCCCGCTTTGAGATGCACCTCAATCGTCTGCGAACCTCAACTGCTGCTGTGCTTGAGATGGAAGACAAGGTTACCAGTATCTATGGTGATGAGGAAACGTTTGAGTTCTTTGCCAAGATATTTGACGATCATAGAAGTTACGATGAAACGCTGGATGAGTACGTGCAGGTGCGCCTAGATGCACAGAAGGGCTTGGGGGCACCAGAGGGGTCTGGCCCATTCCCCGAATTTGAAGTTGGTCCTGAAGACATCCTGTGGGGACCAGACGATACAGCGATTGCTTCGTCAGGCAAGTGGCAAATACGTCATGGCAACAAGGTGTACTCCTCTTTGGAGGTTCATCAGATGATGGAACAAACCGACTTGTACATGCAGTCTCTGGACGCTGGTAACGAGGTGGCATTGGGTGAATGGTTGGGGATGGAATTGTTCCTTGACGCTGCTGGCCCTGATGATGCAGGCGGAATGTTGCGCTCATTGAAGTACAACATAGATCGCATACATAAAGAAATCGAAGAGTCATCTTTAGTTGTTGACGACTTCGTTGGCCGTTTCGGGAATGAGGCGTTGGGTGGTGGAGAGATTCCTACTCCTGAGGCTGTTGTGCGGGCGAAGGATACGATGGTTGAGATTATCAACGAGTCGTGGATGTCTGCTCAACAGCGTAGGCATCTGGAAGGGATTGGGGCGACTGACGACACGCACATATGGACTGAGTTGTGGGAGAATCCGAAGTTTACTGCTGCTGCGGCCACCTATTACAATTCGGTTGGCGACAAGTATGTGGGTAGTTCTATTAAAACGCTTGCGGATATGAACACGTTGCTTGATTCGGCACGCGCCCAGTTGGGGAAACAGTGGGTAGATGTTTCGGGGACGTTGCAGAGTTACGGGGCGACGGTTTCTGCCATAGGTGAGGGTAAGAAGGGTTTGCTGTATGGCGGTTTCGGTATTGATGATTACAATTACTTGTCGTCGTTTAAGGGTACGATAGACAACGGGCCTACGTCGTTGAATAATCCGTTCCCGATCAAGGGGTTGGACCCCGACGATTTGTTCGATCCAGCCAAGATAGAGATACTTGGGAGTAATACACAGGGAGGAGGTGCCACTGCTGATTCTCCGCTTGACGTTGTAGGCGGGTCGAACAAAGGGTTCAAGTTTAGTTACACGTTTCCCGATGGTACTAAGGGAATTTATTATGCTAAACTTGCCGAAAGCGGCAAGTTTGGGGGTTTGGCAACTACGTCCATGACGGGCGGCGACGCTGCGCTTCACCGTATCAGTGGCGAAGTCCTTGCTGATCGCTTGTATCGTGACTTGGATGAGATTGCAGGTGGTACGGGGGTTGCGGCTCCAACCAGTTGGTACGGTTATCATTCGGGGGCAAAGGCAACTCCTCAGATTCCTGAAGGTTGGTGGAAGATTTCAAACTGGAACGACAACTTTGTCCAAGGCTTGAGTCCCTTTAAAGGTGGTGCGAAGATGTCTGACCAGTATCGCATCTTCAACCCTGCTACAAAGAAATACGAAATAGTTCTTAAGGGGACAGAAGCCCTGCCTGCCGATGCAGTACCTATGGCGGATCTTGCTTCCGACCAACTTGCGGCAGACCTGCTCTTGGCGAACACAGATGTTGTCGGCTTTGAAGCCGACAACATCGGAATAGACGCCGTTACGGGCAAAGTGTGGCGCATGGATACTGGTGCGTCGTTCCACTACCGCGCCCAAGGATTGCCCAAAGACGGCGGTAGGGGGTTTGAGGAGTACGATTGGCGTAAAGTTTACGAACTCTTTGGTGAGGGTGACCAGCGCACGGGAACGTTCTTTCCAGAAAACACCAAGTATGACGATAATCCAGCGGGCGCCCAAGTGTTCAATGGTGACATACGTAAGTTCATGGACACCAGCGAAGTAGGGTTTACGGGTCAGATGCAACTGCAACTTGAACAGATGCTCAAGTTGCGGGGCATCTATGGTGGGTGGGATGGTTTCGTGTTGAAGCATCTTCCTGATCTGCCTCAACCTGAAGTAGACATGTTTGTTAAATGGTTTGATACCAGACTTCGGGTTATGTCTGACTATTTCCAACTCCCATACCTTGAATCTGAAGACCTGCTGAAGCAAACAGTCGCTAGGAGAGGTGTACCTGCTGAGGTAATCGAAGAGTTGACGCAGAAGACGTATGGGGCTAATCAGAAAACGTCTGAGTTCATGGGTTATGAATCGTGGCTTAGTCCTGAAGTGAATGGGTTGTCCGAATCGCAGGCGTTGGAAGAGTTTCCCTTTACTAAAGCCTTTAACGAAGTAACGGGAACCAAATGGCAAAAGAACAAGTTAGCCCGCGAACGCGATAAGGCTGTCGTAAAGTATATGCAATCGTTGGAAGCAACGGGCGAGTTGAACTACATCATGGAAACCGACGCAGTGTTGAACTCCGTCGGACCAACAATATTCTTCAAGGATGCTTGGCGTAGTGGAGGGTTGTACGACACCGCTGCGGTTGCCACCCAACAGCGAGTCTACGATGTTCCTGTATTGCAACAAGAAATGGAACACATCTTCGACCTTGGGATTTTTGGCAGAGCCGTCCTTGATGAAGACCAACCAACCGCTGTTACGTGGATTCCTGATCACGAAGCAGGGGAACCTGCGCATGGTTACTTTCAGATAGTTGGAACAGGGCTTCCTGAAGCAGACGTAGCGAATATGGACGATGCAGTAAAGCAACTATATTCTGAGGCATGGGTGCGAGGAAAGGAAGCAGCACTCACGACCATTGGAGAGCCATCTGGCAGGGTCTTCGTATGGGAGATCGACCTTCGTCAAGCCTCGCAAGTAATTGAAGAAATATCGGGGATACCTACACCCGTGACCCGTGAGACTATGGAAGCGGTGGCTAAGGCTCAAGCCGACTTCGCGGCTGATCCAGCACAAGTGTTGTCCAAGTTTACAAAGGAGGAACTTACTGAATTTCAAGAGATGGGTACGTCTGCGGAAGAGTTCCTACGGTATGCTGCCCGCCGCGAATTGGGCCTAAGCCTTGACATACCTCCGTCAACGTCGAAGGAAGCGTGGCAACAGTATTCAGCGTTGAGTCCCACGCAGCGCGGATGGCCGAAGACGGAAGCACGGGTACTTCAGGTAATGAAAGACATGGTTAGGAACGGTCGCTATGGGCACGACGCTGCGGCACTGTTGGACGCGGGAAGTATGCCGATTGAATACGACCAAATAGATGGTCTGTGGAAAGTTACCGTCAGGAATCCGCACACACAGTTCATAGAAGAAGTTGGCCCAACATATTCAACTGCGGAGATTTTAGAATTCTTTGCCGAAAGTTACCCCAAAGCCAAGGCTGCCCCTGAGGGTGTCGGCACGTTTGGGGAACAATTCAGTGCAGCACTCAAGGATGTCGATGTCGGCGGCAAGGGAATCAAGTCCCTTGCGCCAAGTCAGGAATACTCTGCCATTGAAGAAATCATTGAAAGCGCGGCTCCTCCGTGGGGTACAGATACGGGCAATTACGGAGTAGTTATCGTTGGTGGTACTACCGAAAATCGAACTGTCAGGTTGCGGATGCCTTCTGATGATCCTAAGACGGGTGAACCGTTCGGCGGCAACCGTTGGACGTTCTCCAAGGGTGCCGCCGAAACAGGTGAAGACCCAGCGCAGACAGCGATTCGTGAAACGTGGGAGGAAACGGGGCTGGATGTGGAGATCGTCGGGTACCTTCCTGAAATGCCCGCAGGGTCTACAACGCATACACATTTCTTTATCGGGCGTGTCAAGCAGGGGTACGCATCAAAGCCGATAACGGGGAGTGCAGAGTTTGCGGATAACATTTTGAGACTCAACCACTTTAGCGAGTACGAAAATTGGTGGAATCCTGCGTTGGGTCACGGAGTACCGTCAACAGGATGGGTTGACCAAATTGCTCCCAACGCGGTGGCGATGCCTCAGATTGGGTCTATGGCTCAGGGCCGCAAGTTCGGACATCGTGTTCAGGTGAATTTGGGGGAATTGGGGGGGGAGGCTACCAAGATTTATGGGATTCCGCCTCATCTTCGTACGGCTCTTGCCGATATAGAGGTTCAACGCGGTTTGCATGATCCGTTTTCACCATCCGACTTTGGTCCGCCAGCAGGTTCAGGTGGGTTAACTGCGCCACAACCAATGAGGGATTTGGCAAAAGCGGAGAAAGATTTGTTTGCGGCCTACGACTGGTCGGAGAGTGCGATTACCAGCGCTGGCGAGCGGGACCAGTTGGGTAGACAGGGGATGGGGGGATGGGCGAAGAACGATATGAAGTTCGACATGTTGGAAAAGGTACACGATTCTGGTGATCCTGTGTGGGAAGAAATCCTTATCGGTTTGCGGAAGCAGGGCGGCGACACCGCCGCTGAACGTCAGTATCCTTTGAAACGGAACAATTTGGTTGCTGCCACGTTTGATGCTGTGGCCGCTCTGCGTCGGCGTAACATTCCTACGTTTAACGCTATGGGTTGGCGCGATCAGGTCACCTATCTAGGTTTTGTCGGAGGCTCAAACATAAAAGGCAGTCATGGTGTCGGAAGGTACCATTACACTGGGCGTGGAGAAATGACCGTGCGCCTGAAAGGTATGGGAACGAAAGATGGAAAGGCTCGTCCTCCAGCGGGCAAACTCAGGAGCAGCAATGGCCCTGAGGGTCCAGCATCCTCGATGGGTCAAAGAATCATATACGATTGGATGGAGGCATTGCATACGTTTGCACTTGCCCCTAAGAAAGACATTGAGCATTCAATAGCAGAGTATTTGGCGTTTGTCAGCCATCGCAATGGGGAACAGTCAATAACTTATTGGCTGAATCGGATGGCAATTGAACAGGGCACCCTTATGCGCAACGTTGTGGGCAGTAATCAACATTCACTGTGGGAAACCTTGGTTCGTAGCGCCTCATCGGACATGGACCTAGGTATGGCTGCGAGTCTCCACGGCACCAGCGGTGGAGCGACTTTGTTGGGGGCATCTCATAAGTTTGCAAGGGGAGTGTTATCAGACGTTGGCGTCCAGTCTGGCTACGGCATTGGTATGGGGGCAAAATCAGAGTCGTACAAGTTGGCCCGTTTCTACGAGATTTACAAACGGGCACTTAGCGCCGATGGCCGTGTGGCAGTTGCTTGGCCGAACACGGAGCCACCCGCACTGATAATGATAAATAGTCCTCAGTATCGACAGGGTGGCACGGCACCGACGGGGATACCATATGCGGGTACTTCAGTTGGCGGCTACGGCGGCGGCGGTGGTTCGATAAACTGGATGTTGATAAACCCACGGGCTATTCAACCTGATCCTATTCCCATGATGACTACAACGTCAGGTCCGAACAAATTTGACCTTGGCCCAACTTTGCGACCTGAGGCAACAGAGTTGGGCCGTTTCCAGCGGGCAGGTATGACAAGGGGAAACGACCCAACAGGGCAGGGACAGAGAGATTTGGCGGGTGTGTCAAACACTGAGAAATTACTTGCCGAATACGAAGGCTTCGTTGGCAGCATGGCTATCCCTCCCAAAGATGTAGAACGGTCAATGGACCTTTTGGAAGAAATGAACGTTGCTAAAGTTGCGAATTTAAGCGACCGCTTTGGGGCTGTCCAGACGCAGCAAGTAATGCAGCAACGTGTAGATGATTTCGCTGACGAGTTGGCGGAGAAGGTAGCGGTGTGGAAGGGCGCGAAAGAGGCATCGACCGATGAGGTAATCGCGTTCAATGATTTGAACCATCGGGTTGCTGCCGCCAAGGAGGGGATAGATGCGTTTGAACGAATGAAGCAAGCAAACATTACGGAGGCGACAGCGGAAGAGTTGCGGGACACGTTTAGAAGCATCGAAATGTCGCTTGCGATATTGACAGACGCTGACCTACAGGTTTTGGACAGTGTGGGGCAAGATGCGATAAACAGTGTACGCGGCAAGTATGCGCGTTGGATCGAAGGCGAAGGTGTACCCGTACAACTACTGGACCCTGCTACGGGGCAACCCGACATAGGTTCTCTGTATCCAAGCACTGCGGCTCAAAAACTGGTAGATACTGAACCGTTGAACGGAGAAAACTTCTGGTTCCCATTGAAAGCATTCCAAGACCGTGAAGAAATCCTAGACGAACTCCTGATCTCAGGGTACAAACCGTTCGGCAACATCGCGCAAGCACCTAAGGAAATGGTTGAAGCCATGACGGCGATCACCAGATTCCGTACAGCAGGCGGATGGGGCGCATTCTTGAAGCAGTACGACAAACTACACAATCTGCTCAAGGGCTACATGATAATGAAGCCCGGTTTCCATTCGCGTAACTTCTTTTCTGCGACGTTTATGAACTTTTTGCATGGGGTGCGGTTGAGTAGTTATCGTCGTTTCCAGAATGCGTATTGGCGTTATCAGTATGATTATGCGATGGAAACGGGCATGAAGTTCAGGGCGGATTCGGTGAAGAAGGCGATGAAGGCGCGTGGTATTTGGGGGGAGGCGAATTCTAATCATGTAGGGATTGTACGCGAGTTGGATCGTGCTGGTTTGTTGGGTGGTGGGCATGGTCAGGTTGCTGCTGAGTTTCAGGTGTTTGGTGGGAAGGCGCCTCGGTCTAAGTTGTTGTCGGCTATGAATCCGATGAATCCGCGTAATGCTCCGTTGCAGTTGTCGCGTAATGTTGGTATGGGAACGGAGACTTTCGTCAGGGGGACGATGGGGTTTGATGTCTTGTTGCGGGGTGGTAATGCGGATGAAGCCTATGATGCTATTTCAAAGTTTCATTTTGATTACGATGATCTGTCTGGTTTTGAGCGTAAAGTTATCAAGCGTGTGGTCCCGTTCTATACGTGGACGAAGAATGCTTTGCCTTTGATGATTGAGCAGTTGGGTCGTAATCCTGCGAAGATGACTGCGTATTTGAAGGCGAAGCGCAACATTGAGATGGGGCAGGAGAGGCCACAGTTGGTGCCTCCGTATTTTATTCGGCAGGGTGCGATTCAGTTGCCGTTCAAGTACGAAGGTCAGAACATGTACATTCTGCCTGATCTACCGTTTAAGACTCCGTTGGAGTTGATTGATCCTATGCTGGCGTTTGATAAGGATTTGTCATTTGCGCAGCGGGTGGATATTGCGTTGGGTTCTTTGGGTACACAGATTACGCCGTTGATTAAGGCGCCGTATGAGTGGAAGGCAAAGCAGAATTTGTGGAAGGGTTACAACTTTGACGGTCGGTACCAGCAGGTACCGACCGTCTATCGGAAGATTCCGTTGATGATGAACGCCTTGGATGCAATCGGGGTAGCAGAAAAGCAAAACGATATTTGGTTGATGCGCGATTACAACCTTCATACGATGGCGCAGTTGTTGCCGACGTTCACGGATATGCGACGGTTGTTCCCGTCGGAGGAGAGGTATCAGCAGCGAACGCTGTCATCGTGGATGAGTTTTGCGTTTGGTATGGGTCTGCGGACCAATACGTTGGACGAACAACGCCGTATTTTGAATGCGTTGTGGTGGAAAGAGAAGGAAGAGCAGCAAGATATGCGGCAGTTGATGAGAGAATCGTTCAACCCGAACCCATAGGACACGGAGGCTAATAGGTATGGAATACGTATCGCGCACCCAATGGGGTGCGCTGGACACAGGGAAGCCCCTCAGAGCCTTCAGGAAGGCTCCTCAGGGCATCGTGGTGCATCACACGACAGGGGGAGCCTCCAACCCTGCGGAGCGTGTCAGAGGCCACGACAGATACCATGTTCATACGCGGGGGTGGACCACTATCGCGTACAATTGGTTGGTGTCGGGCGACACGGGGGAAGTCTTTGAGGGTCGCGGCTGGCATGTAGGCGGTGCTACACGCGGCTGGAATTCAAAGACAGTTGCGATCTCATACATCGGGTCGGGAGATGACCTGACGGAGAAGGGGAAGGCTGCTATCCGTACAGTCGTGGACGAGATACAGCGCAAGTATGGGGGGAACCTGTGGATCAAATGCCACAGGGATTTCAAGAAGACCTACTGTCCCGCAGACGTACTGGCTAAGTGGATCAAGGAGGGTATGCAGGAGGAGTCACAGAACCCTGCGGGTGTGGATTGGGACGGAATCGTCAAGTATTTGATAGACGTTGGTGCGAAGGCGCTGACGCAACGTCCGTTGCGTAAAGGTTCTCGCGGCAAGTATGTGTCTATGGTACAGTCGCGCCTGAATGAGCGAAGCGATGCTGGGCTGACTGTGGATGGTTCGTATGGACGCAAGACGAAGCGGGCAGTGTGGAAGTTCCAAACCAAGTATTCAATCAAGGCCGACGGGATCGTCGGCCCGACAACATGGAGATACCTATGGGTAGTCTAGGACGAAGTGAAATTATGAGTTTGGCTGCGCTTGCAGGTGTGGTGGTGCTGGCTGTGGTCGGCTCCATCGGTGGCGACGCAGCCGTTGCCTTTATCGGTGGCTTAGTGCTGAAGAATCCTGCGGGCGTATTGAAGCGTTGACATGGAGCAGGACGAGGTTGCCTTTGAGCAATGGCGTGCGGAAGAAGGCGACGCTATTGCGGCTGAGATTCAGGAGAGCCTGAAGGCCAGTTCCAGTGTGTTGAACGTGGACGATGGCAGTCATGCCGTGTGGCATGAGGGCAGTTTGGGTCTGCTATTGGTGCTTCCGTTTGAACACGCGATGGCTTTTTCGGCGGAGTCTATTACGGGAGACTTTGATAACAGTCCCTTACATAGTTATGTGTTTTCCACGATCAGCGAGTTGATTGTTCGTGCGACTGCGATCATGGACTTTGACGGAATAGATTAACTCATTGACGGGTGGACGTACTGGTCGTTCAACGGCAGTCTCCACAAGTCCATCGCTACCATGCATCCGATGATGCAGTAGCCGATGATGTCAGCGTGCGTATCTGCAAGCGATTCATTGTTCGCTTCCGCATCCCGTTCGTACAGGTTCTCTAGGCGTGCGATCTTGTCGTGCAGGCGTACGAGTAGACCGTCCAGTCCGAACCTGTCGATGTTGTCGTACCCGTAGTCTTCCATCTTGCTACGCAGTAGCGGCAGCACGGACGCGGCACCTGCGGGTGCCGTTACGTCCTTGATATACGCTTGATCTAGCGTTATGATTGCTATTGCCTGAAACCAGTTGCAGGCGATGTCTTCGTGTACTTCTGCTCCGTAGTAACGGGCGGCAAAGTGGTCGTACTCATTGCGCAACATTCCCAGTGATGCGTCAGGGTCAGCGTGGAAAGGGTGGCGTACGCCACGGGCACGTTTCACATCTATGCTGTTAGCCATCAGCCCTGCGGCTGCGTCCCACGTTTCAGGATTTATCCGTGGAATTGTCATATAAATACTCCTTCACTAGCGGGTGTTTAGATAATTCTTCACCCAGTTTACGTAATATTTCATCTCGTTTACGCGCCACCGTGGTCTTCGGAATACCCAATACTTCTTGGACAGTCCGTAGACTTAAGCGTTCAAACAGTAGCGCATTTATCATCCATATATCCCTTTCATCTAGTTGGCTGTACACATTTAGTACAATGTCCTGCAATTCAACACGTTCTGCGGACGAGAACCTCTCGTCCGTGGCACCAAGCGACTCCTGCAACCACCCAAGGTGGATGGGGTCAGTCGGTATTTCTTTGCGACTCATCTGCCCATACTAGCGCAGCAGGAATCGCATAGTATTCTTTTCCTTCAGGGAACGCCTTTACTTCAGCACCTACGCATAATTTTTGTAACTTGCCGAGGGGTATGTTGGCGTGTCGATCATTGGACGAATCGTATACAAACAAAACAACACGATGCATTCGGTGCCACGACCGTAGCGCCTGCATCTTCTCCAACTTCAACTTCAACACCTGATCCGACCCCAACCCCTGCACTTCCACAAAGGATTCAGAGGTCAAATAGTCAGGCGTGTACCGTACGCTAGGTGGCAACGAACCCATGTGAATCGGCGGACGATTCAGCCCGTAGCGACAGAACTTACGGTCGCACAATTCCTCAAACTTGCGTTCCGAAATATCTCCCATCGTCTGAAAGCGATGCGAGAATGGCTGATCCGCGAATGACATAGCGTCACACTTTCGTAGCGTCGATGTGAACGACCTGCTGGTCGTTCACGATAATACCTGCACGTTGGATACCATCCAAAGCCAACTTCACATAGTTGTCCAAGTCTCCACGCAACGGCGTTGTCCAATCTTCCACTGGCGTGATGGTAACCGCTGTGTGTTCACCTGTAAAGATCAACTCTACCCGAACTGGTCCGTCGAAGACGGGAGCGTCTTCTCCTACAGCCACAGCATACTCTTCCTCCGCGCGTACAGTCGTAGCAGGAGTGTACACCCGCCCCTTACGGGACATGCGGGGACGCCCCTTAGGCAGCGGGCGCCCCTCCACCAAGAACGAAAACTCAGTGGACGGTTGCACGTTGCTGTGCGTCGGTAACGAGTCGTTCGACTTGTCGGTCACAGTCTTGCCTTCCTGCAAACTTCGGTCCCTCAGACCACCATGTACCTAGACGAGAATCCAAGTCCTTCGTCCATACCAAGATGTCGGTCACTCCGTACCCTGCTTCCCACATAGCACGGGCAAACCTGTTGAGGAATCCATGTCGTCCTCTGCCAGCACCATGCGACTGAGTGTAGTACGAATGGGGACCATCGTCGTACATCCTACGTGCCACCCCACGTAAACGGGTACCGTCAATCTTCATCAACGGTTCACGCGAGTACACCCGTGAGGGTGGCAGGTCAGGTGCTACCCATAAGGCTGCTGCAATTTCCAACAGGTCAATCTTTGCACGGGCACCTTCAGCGTCTATCACAAAGTTGTAGTAGTCAATCGGGTACCCGTTATCGTCCACCATTTCCTGACGACCTTCAGGTCTGGCACCACCATACGGTAGGCGCATATAGTTGCCCGGTGGACCGGGCAACGAGTCCTGCTTGGGGTACACGGCATCGTATTTGATGCCAGCCATCTGGCACACCGCCTGCAACGCTCGTCGCATCGTAGGCGCTTCAATCCAGTCTTCGGCAAAGACCCATACGTGACAGCCCTTGGAGCGAGACAGTTCCACCCATCCCTGCATCGCCAACGCCTGTAGCACAGTGGCTACGTTCTGCGCATAGATGAGCGAGTCGTCGCCTTCGTCAATGTCGATGGCACCCCACATGCACTTCCACAATTCGGGTTTCATGTCAGGATAAACTTTATGCCCGTCCACCTCTCGCCACCCACCACATCCAGCGGCATGAGTTTCTTCAGGGTCATACACCATTGGGTACACCCCGATCATTTCCTCACCGCTACGGTGGCGTGAAATCAGGTGTCGGTTTACGTGATCCCATACACACCCGCCAGCGTCGCTGCCGTATGCGTATGGGAACCCTTCAAATAGGTTCCAGATTGCTTCAGACATCGAACCCGTCCAAGTTCATCTGCTCCCATGTTACGCCCGGTTCCAGCAGCCTACCGCTCGGGTGGATGGTGAGGTTTACCTCTGCCTTTTCACCCTCGCCTGCCTTGTTCTTGTGTAGGCCCACACTGATCTCGTCTTCGTAGTAGCGGCGTACGTCTTCCTCTAGGGTAACGTCGTCCCATCGGCGCCATGTTTCTATGACGAAGTGGCTTTCGCTGGTGGAGGCGTATCGACCTGAGTCGATGCCGCCTGCTCGTCCGCGATTGCCTGCTCCTCTGCCTGATTGGTGGACTACGACTCCGATTACTCGCCAGTCTGATACCAGTTGCTTGAAGGATTCAATTTTTGCTTGCACGCTGGCGTGGTCGTTTGGTCCACCTCCACGTATCAATTCTAAATAATCATATACAAGCACCTGTGGACGTTGACCGTCCCACAGTTGCGCCGACGCAATCCGCATTGCCTTGTCCAGATCGTCCACAGACATACCCGTGGACTCAAAGTGCAGGTTGGTTTCATTCGCCATGATCTCGCTTGTGCGATCCCATGCCGCTTCGTCACCACGGATAAGGCGACCCAGCCAATCCTTCTGGCTGATCTCCAAACGCATAGCCGTGTACCGCCCCCAAAACATTGATTCAGTTTCATCGGGGCTAACCCACAGCGTCCTGTGGTTGCGGTTACGTGCAGCCATGTTCATAGCCAGCAACGTCTTACCAGTGTGCGTCTTGCCGATCAGGGTCACCAACTGACCTGCACGGGCACCACCTAGCGTGGCTTCGTCAAACCCTCGTATTCCAAACTTCCATTCTCCTCCTGCGCTCAGGTCTGTCCGCATTCGTGACATTTGCTCAGTCTTGGGGGTGTACAACCGCTTCAAGTCAGCAGGTGTAATGCCCTCAATCTCAGCCGCCGCTGGGGCGGGAGCAGCCGCAGCCGCTCCCGCCCCTACCAGCCTCATTGCGTCTTCAAGGCTTAGACGCTCAGGCAATTGCCGCCAACCAGTTCTGCGGGTCAATCGC